TACCTCTAGGGCTTCGCTCTGATCCTCTAGCGCCTTGATGTTAGCCTTGTACTGTTTGAGCTGGGCTACCGCTACCTCAACATTCTGTGTAGCTACAATCGTTTCATCGGTGCTACTTGGATATACCAGCTTGGTTTGCTCTATGGTTTCTGCGGGTGGTAGGGTGTCGGTCTTGCAATACGCCCACAACTTAGCCATACGCTGTACTAAGTCATCTTTCATACCCTCGGTGATGTCAAATTCAATGGTTACAAATTCGTTTCCACCAAATAGAACAGCCAAAAATATACGATTGATATTATGACAAGCAGATTCGTGTATGAGCTGGGCAAGGTCAGCATCAGGAATCCGATTAGCATCGGCATCAAACTTATTACGAACTCCAGCGCTATAGTTTTTAGCTTCAACAAGCACAGTACCATCTGCGCTAATGAAATCAAAATGAGAACGCATCCAATCGTGTTTGTTGTGAGTGAGAGCATAGTCCGCTTCCTTTAATTCAATCTTGTGTTTGTCTTGAAACAAGCGCCCAATGACAGGCTGCATGACATGACCCATCTGCACCGCTTCCACATCGGATAGGTCAGGCGCTTCTCGCTTGCCTTGCTTAGTAAGAATGACATCCACCGCACGCCCATTGGCAGCCATGCGGGAATCACCGCTCCACCAGGCGCTATTGCGTACTCCTGGCTCAAAGTCATTGCGATTGTTTGCCATGGCTTTCCCTTTCAGTCATCATAAAATTAGCCATCTGATAGGCTTCTTGCGCAATCACAAAGTCATCAAAATTACTGCCTTCGCAATTACCGATCATGGCTTGCATCGCTTTGGCTGCAAAGTAATCCCGCAAGTCCATACCTTGTTTTGTATTGTCGATAATAAAATCGGCTGTTGGAAATGCTTTTATTGGTAGTGGTTTCATCACGCACCTCTTGTAATGATATTGAGTAGTGCAATTAGATGATTAACTTGTTTACGATAGAAATCCACTTGCTTGCGTAGCTCTGCTATCTCATCAAGTCCTTGCTGGACCGCTTCATCTTGGCGCTCTACTAATCCTTCTAGCGCTGTAATGCGCTTTTGTAGGGTTGTGCTTGTATTGGTGCTACCTTTGGTTCGTGCCATGGTTTATCTCCCGAATGGAATAGTGGAAAGGTCATCGAGTTCATCAGCGGTACAAGGCATTTCGCCCGATGGCTTGGTAATCCAATCACCAGAATAAAATGGATACGACTCGCTATATGAGCCAGCTTGGTCATTGGTGACTTGTTGTGTGATGTGGGCTAAAACACTCAAAAGAGCATCTCGGTCAGCCACATAAAAATGTGCTTTGAATATCATGCGTTCTCCTAGTTAGGTTAAGTGGGTTACTACAATTAAAAATATACATCATATAAATTTATAATGCAACTATCCATTGGGGTCAGTTCACCTGGGCGATGGGGTCAACCCTGAGACAACCCATCCAGCTGGTAGGATTGGCATTGAATTTGACACATCAGGCTGGTATATTCTTGACCAATTTAGTCAACTAATGCACTAATCTATCTCATCAGGCTGGATGAAAATCAACTCATCTAGCTGGATATAAATAAAACGATTGCGCCCATAGATATATATCTATATACTATAAAATCATTTATGATTTTATTTATATAATATATTTTTCGAAAAATAGAAAAACGAAAAATAGACCACGAAGAATAGATAAAACTATTTATTTCTAAGTAGAAAACGAAGAATAGAACTCGTAAATCTTACGATCACTATATGTCTATATAGTCTATGAATACCCCTAAAAACGATTAAAACGGGTTATAGAGCGATTTTTTAATAATTTGGTGCTAGGGTAATAGGACACATAAAAAAACCCGCCTAAGCGGGTTTAATAGGGTTTTAAGAGGGTTTATGTGTATAAAATGATCAAAATAAACACGATCAGGAATAAACCACACACAATATCGTCTTTATTTGGATGTTTATTCATAGCCTATGACCCTTATGCCGTGATTTTTACGAGCCAAATAGGGGTAGGCTTCCCGTGCCTTGATCGGATCGCTTACGCATTGAATAAACCATTCCTCGGTTAAGCCATTGTTGATCAAGCCATCCGCAATCGACTGAAAGTCCTTAAACGAAAACTGCTCAATAAAATCCAAACAAGTGTTGATCGGGATTGATGACGCTTGATGAAATCCCATATATTGCAAGTCCTCGAGTGTCATCTCGAGATTTTCATAGTCTAGTTCTTGCTGGTCATAATAATCTTGATAATCATCCGTCATCATTGGGTATCCATAATTGGAATATTTATAAAGACTTCGCACTTCGGGCTTTTCTTTCGCTTGTTTCTTTTGCTTTTTAACGCTCTTAATTGGATGTTTACTAGCGGATGAACTAGCAGACCATGCGTAAGTATTCGAGAGCCATAAGCCAGCCCAATGAACTCCAGACCCGTGATTGATGACGGCTTGCCGACCCTCGTTGTCCATTAATATAAATTTATTACTCGAGCCAATGTGATCCCCGACAATTTCAGAAAACGAGGGATGAAAAGCAAAATCAGGATTAGCGGATAGCATAGGCTTTAAGTAGTCCTCGATATAGTGCCATGTGTCGCTTTTCGATTCGTCAGCTTTATTTCCCGTGCTTAAAATGCCGTTGTGCATAAGCCATAAGTCAATGCCATGCTCTAAGCGATTTAAGACTTCGTAAGGATGACAGTTGTCGAGATCAATGTCCCCGTGAGTTCTCATTCTGAGATGAAATGCACAATTTTTGCCAGCGATAAATTGATGATAAAAATTGATAAATTCATTCTCGTCAGCTGGTAATAGTTTTTTAACGATTAATTCCCCGTTATTGGCAAACATGACCCCGACCCCGTCAGCATTGTAATTATAAAAATCAGCCAGCCATTCATTCGATAGAATCGGGCTGGTTGATTGTTGATTGACTAATAAACACATAAATAAATTCCTTTTTAGTTAAGTTGAAAAATTAAGCGACTTTTCTTAAATCGGGCTTACTTTCGTAAGTCATCACAAAACCCTTGTCTTTTAAGTAAGTCCTTAAAAAACGGGTATCGCCACGATTTTCGGGTTCGCAAATAAAACTGAGAAAATTACTTGTTTTTAATTCATTGGTACTAGCGGATCGAGCGAAATGCCAGCTTGCATAAGTGAACTCTAAACAAGCCATAATCGTGGAATATTTCAAAGTACCTCGAAACAAGCGAAATTCGACTGTTTTCTCGTTGTGAAAATTAAGAGCTTCGTACCGATCCCAATTTAGTGAGCAAAGTTGATCCTTGGGCTTGGATCGTGTCAGAGCTTCTCTGATCCAGCCCGTGTCCTCTTTCTTATCGTGAATCTTGCAATACCCGTTTTCATATCTTCGGGCCAATGCATAAACCAATGGTTTATTTTCGAGGTCATTAATAAAAAGAATCAGCTTACTAGCGTGTAACATAGTCATATCGCTTTTACAGATATGAATATGTAATCCGCATGAATCGGTATTATGTGAAGTGCATCCGTGTAAACGATCTTTAAAAAACTTCAGTTGATCCCTATGCACATCCAGACCCGTGTACCCCGTCACAATTTCAAAACCACGATCCAGCGAGCAGTCCTCTTCGATCAGTGCATATTGAAAAGTATTACCAGCTGGATTCTGATATTTCCCAATGTGATCTAGCACAATTCCAGCTTTAATATCCTGGTCGTAATCAGGATGAACTTCGAGTTCTAGTTCCAGCCCTAATAAAACCCGAGGTTTTCGATTGTCATAAGAACTAGGAATATGACCCAATATTTGACGGCTTGAATGACGAGTTCCAATGTACTCAAAGTCCCTACTATTGTCCTCGTCATCATCCGAATAATTTTGAGCACAATCTGAGCATACACGTCCGTCAGCTGTATCAAAATAATACGAATCATCCATTGTCGTTAAAGTTCCACAATCTGAGCATGAGTTGAACTCGATCCCGAAAATCTCCTCGAGGATCATTTCCCAATGACATCCAATGGAGTGCCGATTGATTAATCTAAGCGTCTTATAAATGCTCGATTCTTTGATAGCAAACTGATTGAAGTCCCGACCAAACTGCTCGTATTCCTGTTTATAGGCTTGTAAGCGAGTAAAGCGAGAACTGAGCGATTCATCTCCCCGTTGCAAGATGTTAGAGAACCGATAGTGCTTGCGTGGTGCTAGGTTATTCCTGATCCTTGATTGGATCGTCTGTATGGATTCCCCGTGTGTTTTACGATAAATAATTAATAACATAATTAATCCCCGCTAGGTTATGGGCAAAATTACCCAATACGATTATATAGCTATACCGAGAGATAGCACAATAGACTATCGACTATCGTGTATAGGTTTATTTTCTATATATAGACTTCTATATACTTCTATATATAGGGGTAATAGATAATTAGTAGTGATAAGGGATAAGTGAGAGCGTGAGTTGATCATCTACATCCAGCCCGACACATTGATTGCAATAAGCCAGCCAGACCCGACTCGGGTAATCAATTTGGGTTATGAAATTGTTTGTCATTCGTCAATTCGTGTTTGTCTATTTGGACAATGGACACAAACACAAACGAGAATCATTCGCATTTAATTTTGGTTTTTAGAATGGGCATGTGTAACGGAATTGCGTCACCCCATTCCCACCCCACCCCAAAGAAAAATCAGATTTTCTGAAGTATGTCGGTGTTCGGCGTAAGGTCTATGGAATCGAAGGTAGTCGTGTAGATGGTTCTACCCAGAATCTTGTCCATGTTCCATTGGTTGTAGGTGGTCCACAGAGGTCCTGTATCCACCGCCACGATGTATTGACAGTATTGGGCTAGGTTACCGATCTCGGTGACCGTCATGTGCATCTCCAGCGTGCTAGGACAAAGTTTGGTGGGATAGACCGTAATCACATCCATATCCTTGCAAAGCAGCTTGGTTAGGCTCTCAAACTTGTCAAAGGAGAAGGAGGGGAGTTGGTTGCTTCCTGGTGGGCAATTGACAATCAGAACATCAAAGGGCTTATAGACTTTCTTCCTCAGAGCTGGGTACTCAAAGAGTAGGTCGTACTTGGTGCGTATCGGGTTCTTAACCCCTAGGCGCTTAGATAGGGTGTCAAACCAGCCTAGGTGCAGATCAACCCAATGGCGTTGTTTGGGGTGTCGGTAAAACCAGCCATCTGCGCCCAACCAACAATTGACGGAGGATTCACCCCGTTCTCCCAGCGGGAGTAGTTCGATAGAAGGACAATCCTCGACTACTGCAAGCAATTGCGGGATATAGATGTCTTGGCAGTAATGGCGAAAGATGTAGTTGGGGTAGAGGTAGGACAGTCGCCTTAGATAGTTGAGGTGGATTAGTTGGTCACCAAGATGATATTCATTGTAGGTTTGTATCATGTTGTGTATTATATGGTTATGAAAGGAGATGTAAAGATGAATATAGAGATTGAAAAGAATATTCCAATTCCCCCTGAGAAAAAACGCAATGTGTACCCATATAAGATCATGGACATTGGAGAGAGTTTTGTCATTCCACAGGCAAAGATACAGATTGTGTGCAATGCCAACTACCGAGCTGGCAAAGTATCGGGTAAAAAGTTTATCGCTAGGCGAGAAGGGGATGGGGTACGGGTATGGAGAACAGCGTAAAGCAAGCCAATGGCTCAACGAGCGTCAACGAGTTGATTGAAAAAGCAAGTGATGATGCCAAAAAGATGTATATGCAACGGGTTTGGGCGATGGATAAAGATCAGATATTCCATGAATTAATGCGAGTTCATGCCGAGAGTTCCAAGCTCCTCATGCAAGCCCAGGCGGAATTAGAGCGTCTGCGCCAAGTGGTAGGTGAGGATGACACAAAGCGACATTGATAAATTAACCCAAGAACGCTTACTCTACAAAACCGAAATGCTTAAAGCCCTTTCTTGCCGAACCAAGAAACAAAAGATAAAGTTAGCAAACCAATGGAAAGAAAGTTATAGCGCCATGACTTATACGGCTTTAATTAATCTAGCCCGTAATCATGAAGCACGGCTTAAAGTAGCGTACTGGGATATTCCGAACTTTGAACTGAAGAAACTAAACAAACACCAATGAAAACAGCCTTTAT